ATTTCTTCATCTCCCGCATTGAAGAGATTAGGGTAGCTACTGTTAAGCTCTCTAATAATTTGCAAAAAAAAACCATTACATCAGTAACAATAGTAATTGGAATCTTATCATATAAATCTTCTGCCAATTCCATTACATCATAACCCTCATTATATTTCTTTCCTTTAGGAATTAAAAAGCATAAGAATATATACTTCTGATTCTTTTCATATTCTTTATAGAAATTCTGAAAATCAATATACTGAGCAGCAGTCATATTTCTGAGATTTAATTGAACTGTATATTTATTACCATCAATCTCATACTCAGTTTCAGGAACTTTAGATTTATACTTATTTACAATAAAATGAATCTTACTAAGTTCTGCAGATAATTGATCTACTGTCATATTTAATAGAGTATCTCTAGCTTTATCAGGATTATCTGTAAGTAATGCATAGATTTCAATACTTCTATCTAAATCTGTCATTTTTGCATCACTCATAATAAATGAATTTAAAGCTTGAAATTTCTTTAAAGATACTTCTTCCCATTTAGTTGCTACATTCATACTATTTAATTTTAATATTATAATGTCCTTTGTTTGTATTTAATGAGTCATAGGCTAACATTAATGAAATAACTGTATCATCATTAAATCCTGATGGAGCATTATAACTAACATTTCCAGTTTTTGGATTATATGAAGCCTCATATAGTCTTAACTCATTTAAAAGTTTATCATCTTTTAATAATCCTATCTTTTCATTCTCTAAAGCAGCTTGAAGCTTATTAACTATATCTGCCTTACTCTTATTAGTAGTTAAGAATCGTATAATCCTGATTTTCGGATTCTTCCGAACTAACATATCATAGAAGACACTACCAATTGAGTTTTGTTCAACTTGTACAATCTTTATAAATCCTTGATACTCAGTTAGTATATTTGTTAATAAATCAACTTGCTCTGTTGGAGTTTTATCATTAAAATACTTTATAAAGACCATTTGCCCAGATTCATTTAAAGCAGTAACACAAGTATAGTCTTTACCACTTCCAGTAGCCCAGTCTATTCCTATATAAAGACTCTGATAATCTGGTTTTTTCTCAATTACGCAATTAGCTATATTATTAAATAAACAGCCATCATCATCTGCAAATTCCCCTAAATATTCAGTTCTAAATTTATTTTTTGAGGTTGTAAGTCGATACATCTCTAACTTCTCTTTATCTAAAAGCATAGATGTATCTTCTAAAGCCCAATCAAATGATTTATAGAACTTGTCATATTTTGGATCTAGCCCTTTAGTAAAGCAATCATAAAAAAATCCTTCTCGAAATCTTGGAGTACTGATAATTAATATTGGCGCAGATCATACATCAGCTATAGGAGTTAATATTTCGAATACTTCATCTGATATATATGCAGCTTCATCTATTACTAATAATCCGCTTACTGTAAATCCTCGTAATGAATCTTTTTGTTCTGCGGATTTAAATAATATTTCACTTCCATTAGTAAACTCTATTTCTAATAAGGACTCATTTTTCTTTTTAATAAGGTCACATTCCCCAAGAGCTTTTATTATTTCCTTAAATATTTTTCTACTATTAGTTAAAGTTGGCTCCACTATACAACTAATACTACCTGGATAATTTATAGAGAATCTTAATAATTCATTTTCTGCCATAAATGACTTTCCGCATTGTCTTTTAGCTTTTACTGTAAATATTTTTCCAGACCTATAAGAGTCATTCATTGCAGTATGTACTTTATATTGATAGATAAATGGTCTGTATCCTTTATATATCCTTGTCATTTATAATTGGATCTCCAAATTTAAACTGGCATTCATTATTTTGAATATTAACTTGAATTTCTGGTTGGTTCAATCCAAACATAGAATTTATTGTTTTAATAACTTCAGTAGCAGATCTTACATCATTTTTACTAATAGCAATATCCAATAATGTTTCCAATCTTGTTAATTGTATATGTCTTAAATTCTTTATAAGATTATCATTTTTATCAGCAATAATCTTATAAGCTTCTCTAATATATTTAGCAGCAGTAGTTTGTCCAACTCCATATTTAGCTTGAAGTTCTTCACTTACTTTATTTCTGGACCAACCTTTATTAAATAATCTTGCTGCATAAAGATATTTAGTCTTTTGTTCGTCTACTTGATCCTCTTTTACCTCTTCCTTTCTTGGTCTCCCCGTTTTCTTCGGAAGTTCCTGATCCTTCACTTTCATTTGTTTTCAGTTTTTCTTGGTATTCAAAATAGATTGGAGCAATTCTCTTTATAAGATTAAGTATGCAAGTAGCACAAGCTATACTCATTCTATACTCCTGTTCAATTATATACTCATAAATCTCTTTAATCTTTATTACGTCCTGCTTTTGCACATTTCTGCAGTAATTAGATTTAGTTGCAGTTATAAACCTATCTTCAAATCCTTTTAAATATTTAAACTGATCTTCTGTTAATTGTTTCATAATTAGCGCTTTTTAGTATAAGTAAATATAGAAATTAACTTTCCATTCTTGTAATGATAAATAACTTCTGTTTCCATAAAATATAATTTTTAATTAATAAGTTTGTATATAACATCTATCAACTTAGTAGATGCGTCTTTTAATAATATCATAATATCTTTAATAATTGGAGTCATAAATGCTAATAATGCAATATATCCAACCATTAAAATTGAAAATTGACTTGTAATAAGAATATATAGTAATCCAATTCACCAAGTCATACACAAACTGCAATCTAAAGGTTTGAGTCTTCAATCTTCTTTATATGGTATACCTTTAAATAGCATTTTTCAAATACTATGTTTAAAACTATCTAAAGCTCCAGATAAATCAATTATAAAAACTATTATTGCAGTTATTATAAATAATTCTAACATAATCTCTCTCTTATTTGTTTAATAAATCTTTGAATTGTAGTATGACTAATTCCTAATATTCTTCCAACTTCTCTATAACTGTGATATTCAGCATATAATATGATTACTGTCTTATCTGCCTTATTAAGCTCAAGCCATTTTGGATATATACTTAATAATCTATCATCCATATTTGTAAACATACTATAGTCTATTTCATACTCATTAAGTAAATCATCAATATTAATCTTCCTTTTCATTTAATCAATCCTCCAATTCATCATTTTGTTGTTCAAGTGGCTCTTTAACAATCTCATAATATTTCTTATAAGTATAGTAATATCTACTTGTTTTACTAAACCAATAATTCTTAAATAATCTTGTAATCCAAAATTTCAATTCATTTTTACTATCAAGCTGATTTAATTTTGGATTTGATGTTTCCAGAAGGTCTAGTATACACATCTGGAAACAATCATCATCCATTCCAAATTTAAGTTTTAACTCTTGGCAGAAGTCATAATATTTGGTAATAATCTCATTATTCGTCATTTGCTATATAATTACTAAATTCTGTATTTACATCTATCTTAATGGCTTTCTTTAAAGATAATTCTGTTTTTAATGAATAGCCATAAGTTCCTTCAAAATCTGTTGTAGAACAACCATATTTCATAGAATCCTTTATAAAGGCTTGTTTTATATCTTTAAATATATATACTCCATCATCAAATATTATTACTAATACAGAATTATTTCTTGATAAGATATCAAATTTATCTCTATTAATAATAGTAGTTGGATATTTATTAGAATTAAATCTTCTTCTTTTAACTTCTATTATATAATCAATTCCATTCCAATTAAATGTTCCATCATATCTGGAATAATTATCTTTACATCATTCTATGTCTATATTAAATTTCTCTTTAAATAGATTCTTTGTAAAGACTAAGCTTCTTATATCTGTTTTCATTATTTTATATTATTAATTTTAAGGGTTAAATCACAATATTCTTCATATAAATCAGATACTTCTTCACTTGCAGGATTAAACCACATTACTGAATCTAATTTATGTTTTAATTCTGCTCTTTCTAATCTTAATTCAAATGTTTTATGTTGTCTTTCCTGATAAACCTCATTTACTCTGAAACCAGCAATAATTGAAGATGCTATTAAAAGTCCAACTAAAATTTTATTTATTTTTTTCATAATTTTATTATTTAAATGTTAATACTTGTTTTATTATTGTAATACAAAGATAATACATTTTTATTCAATTTCCAAATTTTTAGACAACTTTTTTTCATATTTTTTTTTCTTAAAAATTATTTGGAAATCTAAAAATAATGTTGTATATTTGTACTATCAAAATAAGAAATAATAAAAATGAAAATTTATTAAAAATAATTGCTAAATTATTTGGAAATTTAATTTTTATGTATTATCTTTGTATTATGAAATTAAAACTAATAATTCTACTACTTCTAGGCAGGTGAAAGTCCTGCCACTTTTTGAATCTTACTGTCAAGTTTTTTACTCAAATTTAGTAGTAAGAAAATAAAAATATTGACAAAAAAACTTTAACTATTTAAATTATTAAAATTATGAAAACGTATTTAAACAATCTAATTAATGAGTTACCAACTAACTGCTTATTTGATAAAGGAAAAGTTGGATGTGGAGGAACTTCAATGGCAATTGAATGTGATAAGCCTTATGTTATTTGTGTTCCATTTACAAGCTTAGTTGAAAATAAAATTCAACAATATCCAAATGAAAGACGTAAAGAGAAGATATTTGGAGTTTATGCGGGAGTTACTATTAAAGAGATTAAAGATTATGTAGATAGTGTTAAATGTCCTAAAATTATTGTTACATATAATTCACTACCAAAAGTTATTTCTGCTGTTAATACTAAAGAATATAGTTTATTAGTAGATGAATATCATATACTATTTAATCAGTATAGCTTTAGAAAGGATGCTATTAAACCTGTTTTAGAGAATTATACATTATTTAAGGATTTTACATTTATGACTGCTACACCTCTTGAAGAAGAATTTGTATTAGATGAATTAAAAGATTTAGAATTAGTAAAACAAGAATGGGATGATGTAATTGAAACTAAAGTACAAGCTGTTAAATGTAAGAATGTTGAAGCTTCAACTATTAAATTAATTAATGCTGTTCTTAATAATCAGGTTGAAGGTAATGTTTATATATTTGTAAATTCTGTAGACTTTATAAAGAATCTTATTCAGAAAGCTAAACTTACAGAAGATAATACAAGAGTTATATATTCTAAAAACAATAAAACTAAATTATCAATTCATAATTCTACAGTATTAGATGAACCTAAGAAAATAAATTTATTAACTTCAACAGTATTTGAAGGTTCTGATATTTATGATGAAAATGGAAGAATTGTAGTAGTAAGTGATGCTCAAAAAGCTCAAACTCTTCTTGATATCTCTACTTCTATTCAGCAGATTGCAGGAAGAATTAGAAATAGTAAATATTTAAACTGGATAACACATCTTTACTCAACAACAAGATATGCAGATATTAGTTATGAAGACTTTAAAAAGAAGAATATTCAGAATATTGAAGAAACTAAGATTGCTGTAGATGCTTATAACTCAATGCCTGAAGTTGCAAGAAAGAAGCTTAAGGAATTTACATCTGATGCTTATATTCAAGTAAATGATAACTTTACTTTTACTTTTGATCCTAATATGGCCAAAGTGGACATATTTAACTTTAAAGTGACAAGAGGCTTATATTCTATTAGAACTAATCTTAATAAGGAATATATAAAGAATGGGTTTAAAAAAGTAGTAGAATGTGAAGATAATTCTATTAAGATTGATTTTGAATCTGATAATAAACCATTTAAAGATTTAATTAAAGAAGTAAGAGCTGAGTGGGAAAATAAGTTTAAATTAAACACTCCTATATTAAATGATGCTATTATTAAATATCCTTGGTTACCTGAAGCTATTAGTAAATTAGGATTTGAAAAGATGGCAAGTTTAAAATATTGTATTTCAGATATTAAAGATGCCTTATTAAAAAAATCTAATAAAAGTGCAGATAACAAAGCTGCTAAGAAGTTGAATCAATCAGTTACTCTTGGAATGTGGTATTCTAATTCTGATATTAAAAAGTTTATTAAAGAAGCCTATGAAATTAGTGATATTACTATTACCCCAAAAGCAACAGAAATTGATAAATATTATGAAGTTAAAAAATGCCAGAAAAGAATAAATGGTAAACAAACTGAAGGTTATATACTTATTAGTAAAAAATTTGTATTTAATAAATAAAAATATTATATTTGTGATATGGAAGGTGATATTAAAGAAACAATTAAACAAACTGAAGAGTATATTAAAGAATTAAATAAATGAATACTCGAATGTAAAGAAGCTACTAAAAGATTTGGTGATATTATAGATAAAGTATTAAAAGATAAAGATTATATGTTTATTTCTAAATTTGATTAATTATGAATGATTATTTATTTAAAAAACTTGAAGAACTAGAATATAGAATAGTTCAATTAGAAAACCAGAATAAAGGTTTAGTCTGGGAAGAAGTAGAAGAAATGCCAAAACCAGAAATTTCTAATGCAACTTATATTGACTAATATGAAATATCAAACATATAAAGTATGTATAAACGGAGTGTATTATGTATATGTAATACCAGAGAATAGTAAGTTTTTAGTAGACTTACAAACAGGAGATCTAATACCTAAAGAAGATGATAAGTTATTTGAAATAATGGAATAAATGAAAATAGGAGGGTATATGCCCTCCTATTTCTGTTTAAATCTTTGATAGTTACTAACCGATGAATGAATAGCTTTATGACAAACTGAACATAATGTTATTAAATCCTCCAAATGTTCTTGCTCATTATATAGATTCTCATACGTCTTATGATGTACCGATAAAGACCTATTTCCGCCTTCCTGAACGCATCAGTTACAAGTTTGGCAGTGATAGTTATCTCGCAATAATATTTGCTCTCTAATAGCCTTAAAATCCTTTGATCTTATATATCTTTGGTACTTTAAATATTCTTCACTTCTTACTTTCTTTTTCGTCTTATGAAGCAGTTTACTTGATTTGGAGTCCATAATTATATAATTGTAAATTTCTGTCTTCTCTGCAAACCTTCTTTATTCTTCAGACCTAAATGAATTCAACTAGCTATTCCATTTCTGGGTTTTTCATAAATAAGTTGATCAAAATCATACTTTTCAATAGCTTCAGTAATTCAAACCTGAAATTCTTTCATTCGACCATTACTTGGAACTATATCAGCCGCATATCCTGTTAGATGTGCAGATGTTAAAGATCCTCCTACAGCTTTATTAAGTTCATTACATCTATAACCTGAATTCACACTTATTGCTGGATTACCCAACTGATTAACATCACAATACTCTGCCCAATCATTTCTTAATGGATCTAAGAGCTTCTCGACTAACTCTATAAGGTGTTCAGTAATCTCTTTATTTGGAGTATTATCTATCTGCTTAATAGAAGCTGTATCAGATCTTGTTAATTCACTAATAGTAAAATATTTCATTATTTAATAATATCTTTAAGCATAACATAACGGTAAAATAAATGACATCCTGCACCAAGTGCTATGAGTACTAATGTAATCCAAAATGGAATTACTTTTACCATTAAACATACTAAGATTATAATTACTATTGCTATTAAATATTTCATCCAATATTTCATAACTTATTTATTTAAAATTATACTTATTTTAATTCCTGCATCTCTTAGTTTTACTCAAGTATCAACTGGCATCTCATTATCACAATAAGATAATCCTAAAACTCCAATATCTCTATCTTCTGACTTTAAATAGAATATTGCAATCTTATTAACATCATTAGATTTAAATGTATAATACATTCTCCTATCTAATTCCTTTATATCTTCAACATCTCCAAATCATCCTCCTTTTTTAGATGTTTCCAATATAAATAAATAATCAGATAATAGGAAATCTTTATAGTGTTTAGAAACTGGAGCAACTCCAGGTTCTGTTTCTTCACTATTCATAATCCCATAAGTAAATGGAAGTCCTCCTAATCCTGAAGTGCCATTATGATACTCAATAACTCAAGCTCTATCTGCATTCGTATCATTTAAAAGATCTTTAAGTATATATCTAACCTTAATATCTGCTTCTTGTCGTATTACTTGATTAGTATTATGGACCGTTTTTATATAGTTTGTAACTTTATCATATATTATTCCTGGATTAGTACTTATAATTATTACATAAGAAATAAATATAAATCCAATTCCACCTTTAATTATTTTCCACAGTCCATATTTATCTACTCATTCTAATACCTTTCCAAACCAGTTTAATTTATTTTCCATTACATATTATCAGAACAAGTACCTAGAGTGTTGTCTACAGCAAAATCAACTCTAACAAATACTCCAGTACAAATATCTTTGAACTTCTGATAAAATGGAGTAAAAATTAAAGGATAAGAAATATCAACTTCTAGATAATGGTTATTAAATCGATTAATTATATTAGTTAATGCTAATATTCCAGCTGATTGCTCTTCTAGCTGATTATTATCAGTCTCATCCCATCTTGCTATAAAATAGAGATTTAATGAGTAAGTAATAGTATCTTCATCCATATTAAATGTATTTGGCGTTATATAAAATACATTATATTCAATAGTTGGAATACTATTAAGTTCATATATATCTTTACTTCCTACAAAATTAATATTAGGTTCTTCAAGAGCACAAGCTTTTAAATTTGAAATTATTTCATAGTATGTCATATTATTTACTCTTTTTATTGTTATTACCTGAAGGAAAATCATATGCTCTTTGTAGAGGACCTTCACAAGAATTATATCTTCAACCCTTTCCTCTAGCTCCTCCTAACCAAATTGTACAGGATGAGCTTGAATACATATTTGGATACATATCTTTAAGAGGTTTATAAGAATATAATTCAGGAAAATCATTATAATATGTAATTACCCAATTCTGCAATCTAGTTTTGAAGAAATCTGCTTTATCTCTATAATACTTCTTAATAAGATTAACTTGATTAATATCAGAAGTTAAATCTTTCTCATCATCAGTCCTCATAACTCCAAAATTACTAAGTTTAAAAGAGATAGGAATAGTAATTTCACTTAATACTTGATAAAGTAAATAAGGCTGAATATAGTAATCTAGTAATTCTTTATATCTATGATTTTCTGGATCATCTATAGATGTTGGATCATAAATAGGAGGTTCTATAGGATGAACTGGTTTATTTGGATCTTTCCAATCAATTACTAATTTCTGAATCTTCTCTAAGAGCTTAGTTCCAATTAATGACTGAAGCTCAATATCTTGTGCAAGTTTGATTGCAGACTGAAGATATTTACCAGAAACATTATTATCTAAATTAGATTCTGATTTTATATAATCTTCAGATATTAATAGTACGTTTCTATAATTATTTTCCATTATTCAACTTGTTTAGTATCAGCTTCATTAAGGCTAAATGGTGAAATTGTGATTGAATTTTGCATTCCAAAAATCTTATCAAATGAATCACAAATCTCTTTCTGGATAGGTCTAATCATAGTTCTATTATAAAGCTTGAATGAAGATTCAAATTCTTGCTCGTTAAAACCAGTTGAATCTGAGTTAATTCCAAATAAGTTAGGATTAGCTCTAAATGCGCAGAATATTTGCTCCCTTGTTCTTTCAGATAATGATTGATATTTTTCATCAAAATCATCAGAATCTAACCTTTCAATTGTGGTCTTATTTGCCTCATCTGCATTATATGAAATCAATATTCTGCCAGCGTTTTGATAACCAGAGAACTTCTCATTAATATTTCTTTCAATCTCTTCTCTAATTTCATCTGTAGGCTCTCCATTATTAAAGTTAATAATAAGATTGCCCATAAATCCATTATTGATATTGTTTAAATGGAACTCATTAATATTTTTCTCAGTTTCACAAGATAGAATAGCAGCTCCGTAAACAGGAATAGGATATACGCCTCTTGTTATATAACCTTTATTATAAAATACACTAGCTGGGTTTTCATCTCCAACTCCAAATTTTGGATATTTAATAGCTTTTACAGACCAGGCTGTCCAATCAGTTGCATAGTATAATATATCATTCTTTTCACTTGATCTTATATTCATAAAATCAATATGATAGATTTCTGCAACTCTTCCAATCATATCTCTAATTACTTGGATAGCGTAACCTCCAAATATCATCTTATCAATAGTGATTTTTCTCATTATATCAACTATTGTTTCCCCTTTTTTATTTACAACTACTTCAAATCCTGGAGCATTACATTTAACATCATTACCAACAATAAAGTCAGCAGAACCATTAATAATAGATTGGAGAGTAGCAACATTTAAATATAAATCCCATAGATATAATGGATATTTGTTATCTTCTCCCCACATTACATAATCTTTTCCTCTTACTTTAGTTTCTGTAGGTAATACGATATTACTTGCAATAAATGGATCAATAGCACTTAACTGAACTTTTGTTTTATTTTCGCTCATAACTTACGTATGTATTAGATTTATCATATTGATATTTATTATTCTCATAATCTCCAATTCTTATTAATCCTGTTCCCAATATAGGTATTGGTTTACCAGCTACTAATATCTGAGTGCCATTAGTAAGAGTATTATTATATGTAACCAAGATAACTGGATTTCCATATAACTCTGATCTAAATGGATTGTTTACATCAACTATAACTTGAAATTTATTTGGATTAGTAAATAAAATATATTGATATTCACCGTCTCTCATTCCTTCTTGAAGTGTAATATCAAACTTATAGTAGATATTCTCAGAATAATTCTGATTTTCAAGATCAAATAAATAAACTTCTTTAGTAGTTGTATGCTGTAAAATAAGGCTATAATTCATATTTTCAAATATATTTTTTATATGTTGAAGTTATTCCTCGCAGAGCATTATACACTCCACTTCTAATAAATTCATCTTCTATGTCTTTTGCCCTATTATATCGCTTAATAAGAACTCCATCTAAAGAATATCTTAATATAGATTTATATTTTGTATTAGTTCTAGTTTCTCAAGATTTCTTAATTGATTCTTTAGTCTCTTTGCTTCTCTTTCTACCATATAAAGGGCAAAGCTCTCCAATTTTGCCATACATACTTGAATGCTTACCATACATTGGATTTTTAGAACCTTTTTTGGATTTTGATATTTTTGCTTTTGTAATTGCATTTACAATGTGGCCAGATGTTCCATCTCCTCCATCAGTCATATTATATCCTCTATCCTTAGTACTAAACAATTCAATATAATGCTTTTCTGCTTCATCTAGCTTTTTATTTAACAAACTTGATGTAGAGCAACAAAATACCTGTATAACTTCAATAATAAAATTCTCTTCACCATACTTTCTCATTGCTCGGCTTAAATGATAATTTAGACCATTTCTCGCCTTTAACTTGTGTTCAGTAAATCTTTGATTTACATCTCGTACAGTCTTACCAATATAAATTTTATTATTTACCAAATTGGTAATTTTATATATTACACCGCTTTTCATAATTTTTACATTAGTTTTACATATCTTTTTCTTAAAATATAAACTAATTTACTAATGTATTAAAATAATTAAAGGAGACCTAAGCCTCCTTTAATGTCAAGTTTTTTACTCACTCAAAGTACTAAGAAAAAATAAAAACTGACAATTAGTTAAAACTTGCTAAAGTTCAGTTTTTAGATGCAGCTAATGATTTCTGTTCCTCAGTAAGTGCATTATAAACGTTAGTATAAAAAGCTAAAGTTTTAGTATCTTTTCCAGATAAATCACTAACATTTGTAATAATATCAGTTACCGATTGACTATTTAGTGCTCTAAAATTTGCTAAATTCATACTTTTATCGGCTCCTTCAACACCCCCAAAATAAGTTACAACAGTACTAGCCATACCACAAAGTGCTGTTTTATTAAGATCTTGGTATAAAGAACAATTTGTTAATTTTATTTTACCTACAGATGTGATACTAGATGAATATGAGCTAAAATACTGAGTAAAAGTTACTTGCCCATTTATAACTTCAATTTCAGGGACACTAATAGGAACAGCAGAATCAGTAGTTACTAGATTAAAAAAATATTCTAATGCACATACACTAGTTTCATACTTATTTGTTATTGTTATATTTTTTGGAAAAGATGTGGATAAATAAAATGTGCGCGTACAATATCCTCAACTAGTGGAATAAGGATTAATAAATTCTAGAGTATCAATACTGCCTTCAAAACCAGAAAATGTAAATGAACGTTCGGCCATCAGTTTTATCTCATTAATATGTATATTGCTAGCATATTGAAATGTTCTTTCCGCAGCATATAATGTATCTGGATTAATATGATCAGATATATCAATAGGATCTTGAAATGAAGCCATATGAAATCAATAACTACAATCTTGTGGAATTTTATATTCAACGTTATCATAATGATCTTTATCCATTTTAGAATTTGAAAATGTTAATCCATAATCATTTAAATTAATCTTTCCTCCACCACCTCCAGAAATCTGTCCTATCTTATCTGCATAGCTTCTAAAGGTATCTGAATCCGATACAGCAACACCTTTAGCTACAATAGCATCTTTAATGGCACTCTTAGTACCTTCAAGATACGTTAATTTATCAGAAATTGTATTTGCCATATTAGATATATTTAAATTTTACCCCTTTATAAGTGTCTGTTCTTCCTTTAAGACAATCTATAACTCTACTATGAGTATACCCATCTATTGATGTTTCAATTGCATTTTTATATGTTTTAACTAGTAAATCATTAATAAATAGCCCTACAGGTTTACTAATTTTATCAATACATCTATTTATTCTAGTTCCATATGTATTATTATACTTTGCATCACATCATTCTAAATTTTCTACCCTATTATCTGTCTTATTTTCATTTATATGGTTAACATATGGTAGATTGTCAGGATTTGGAATAAATGCTTCTGCTACTAGTCTGTGAACTTTAATAGCTTTAGGTTTATCTAAGCCAGATACTAGAATTACATAATTATAGCCATATTTATCTATATGCTGTTTTAGCTTTTTATGTATTTGTTTTCTGGTTCTTCCAATAGAATCTTTAAAAGTCAATGGGTTACTATATACATCTCCTGTAGAAGATACACTATAGTTAGGATAATTTGTTAATACTCTATTCATTTGGAATTTCACCATTAATTGTATCAAGAGTAGTTGAGATAGTTCCGATTTGTGCCTGTAAAGCTTGAATAGCAGCTTCTAATTCTGAAACCTTAGCATTATATACTTCTAATGTTACATAATTAGATAGTTCCGATTTGTCTGCTTTATTTGCATCTAATGTCCCAACTTCCTTATCTAATGCATCAATCTTTAGTCCATCCTCTTCTTGCTTACTTTCAATAGCTTTAATCTTAGAAGAATTGTTTCCAACTTCACTTTCAACAGATGCAAGCTCTTCTTTAGTAGCAAAATCCTCAGTACTTGGAATATCTGACTTGAGAGCATAGTTAGAAAGATCAATAGATAGATGTAAATCTTCACCCTCTCTATTAAATGACATAGGAGAGTTTACTTGAAATACTTCCATCTTAGATGTTTCTAATTCAGTAATATCATTCTTAATTGGCTCTAACTTAGGTTCAAGTATGACATCCAACTGAGAATTAATTTGCTCATCAATTATTTCAACAGCCTTATCTTCAGAAATGTAATTACCTTTAGGTTGAAATCTTTCATCTGATTCAATCTTAGTATAAGAACCAACAGGAAGTTGTCCAGATTCAATTCCACATTTCTTACTTACATAGAAAGTTTGTGTGTTTTTAGTATTTTTAAGTATAATCATAATTATCTAACTTTTATTGATTCCTCATACTCTTCTAATGCTTTCTTAGCTGCTTCTTTATATTCAATATCTTTATCAAGAGTTATTTCTCTTAGATGCTTTAAATCACAGCTTAAAGGACATATACATTCTTTAAAAGATGAATATTGTTTAATATCTAATTCGTCCTTATAGTTAGTAAGTAAATAACCTTCTTCTGGTTTTACTATTTGATATTTTTCTTTAATTTCAATTTTCATAATTAATTATATGATAAAGTTCAACCTTTTGCTACTGTATTAGCCATTTGATCTTCTGTTAGTGAATCATAAACAGTCTTATTAAATACTATCGTAGGATTTTTACCTGGATCTGTATATAACCCATCTATAATATTATTTACTGATTGTGAAGTTAACGATGGCAATCCTCCTAAATGTAAACTATATGTTCTCATAGTTACTCCTTGCCCAATATTTGTAAATCCTCCAATATCTGTTAATAGTGTAAAATCTTTATCATTGGTATTACGCTCATCATCGATTCTAAATAAATCATCAAATGATGATCAATTACTTGCATCATATTGTGGTACAGTTTTTAACCTATAACAGTATCTAAACATTTGATCTACTATAACTTTATCAGTTGTTGTAAATGTTATTTCTGGGGCAGATTCAAGATTAATAGAATATCTAAATAAACCATAACAAAATACAGCATTAGATAGATTTAATGGTTCTATAGAAGTTGCTCCAATTCCTGATAAAGCTCCCATCATACGAGTTTTTCCAGTAAATATAGAAGGCAGTATATATGTTAATTGACTACATCCAGCAAATAAATAATATAGATCTGTATCCGTATTTTCAGATAAATACTTTTCAGCATCTATAGATGTTACTAAGCTATTTTGTAGAGTTGAGGTAGCTCTAAAAATAGATGTTTTTGGATTACTAGACTCTGGGATAATATACCAACTTGTAACATTAGGATTATTACATTCATTAATAATAGTATTTTCACTACCAAAATATTGTCTAGATATTGACTTTCTAAATGCCTCATCTTCAAATTGAATTACTGGACAAGGCCAGACTTTGGTACTGCCTACATAAATGGCAGTACCTTGTCTGTTACCTACATAAAAAGCTTTTAAATTATCTCGAATATTCATATTACTCTACAATTAAATATTGAGTATTTGGATCTTTACTTGAAATAGCATCATATTCAGATTGAGTTACCACAAGAATAGTATGAACTTGTGGTTGAGTTCCACTTCCATAAGTAACTGGATTAGAAACGCTCTCAATATCTATATTTCCACTACCTAACAAGCTTTCTCCATTAACTGTCTTGATATTTGTTCCACTAACTAAAGTATCTTGTTTATTTCCTAATCCTGCATTTAATTCAGTTTCCGTAACATATTCATCAGGAATAGAAGTTAAAAAGCCACTATCGTTAGTAAGCTCAGATGTCTTAGTTGGTATACCTAAATCCTCAAGACTCTTATTACCACTAAGTTCAACAGAATTGATTTGAGGCTTATTGGTCAATTGATTATAATCAGTAGTACCTCCACCTCCTGAAATATCTAAGTTACCAGAACCAAGAATATCCTGTCCATTTATGGTTTTTATATTCGTACCACTAACTAATTGTTCTTGGTAATTATGGAAACTCTTGTCTACAGAAACTCCAGTTGGAGTAATCTGAGCAGTAACTAAAGTATGATTAGTTGTGCCAGATTCAAAATGGAACGTAGCTTGAATATTTTCTCCTAAAACAAAACATACTTCTGGAGCAGCTACATCACCATAACCTAGAATATTTACATAATAAAGCTCAAATGGTGTTTTATTAGCTATAGCATTCTTAACAGCAGCGAAATCTCCAGAAAGATGAGTTGAAGAATTTATAAATAGATATGGAATATCAGAACCACTATTGATTACTATATTACCTTCTCCAAGTAAAGACTGACTATTGATTGTTTTGATATTAGTTCCACTTACAAGTAAATCTTGCTTAGTAGCCATCTCTTTATCAAGAGCATCTATCTTATTTCCATCTTCTTCTTGCTTAGTTTTAATAACTGATATATCTGAAGTATTAGTTGCTACTTGAGTAGATAGAGATTCTACTACAGAAGAATCTGCTTTGTTAGCAAGTTCTGTTTTTGTTGCATAATCTCCTACAGGCTGTTTAGTGGCAAGCTGCTCATCAACATAAGTTTTGTCTGCTTTATTTGCTAAATCCCCAGAAACTTCTGCTTCAGTTACAAAGTTGGAATCATTAGTAAGCTCACTAACTTTAGTTGGAATTTCACTTTTTAAAGCATAGTCTCCAGCTGGTTGATATCCAGATAAATCTACAGATAATTGGGATTTATCTTCATTAAAAGCTAATGGAGCTTGGGGAGTAAATACGCCTTGCTTAGTTGCAAGTTTCTCATCTACTTCATCTTTAGTATAGCCTTTATTAGTAAGATCAACTTCTGTTGTCTTAACAGTCATTTGACCATTATTAACTATAATAGCATTAATTGTTACTAATACTTCATTATCTTTAAAATAGTACCCATATAAATCAATAGTATTAGTATGCTCTACTACAGTCATTGGAACTACTATTGTATCTTCATTATATGTTATCTGCCCAAATAAATAGAAATCCATATTACTTCTAATAAAGTTATAAATTTCTAATTGCCTATCTGGGTCATTTACATCTAAATTTAAGAAGAAGTGATTCTGAAAAGCAGAAATTACATTATCAACAATAGTGATATTAGCTCCAGCAGTTAGTATTCCTTGTTTGGCATTTATAGCTTTGTTAATTTCTATATTTAATTGGTCTATCTCAGCCTTTGTATATTTATCTGCTAATTGAGCATATAAAGTAGCAGTAATAATTCCTGCAGTATTTGTTTCAGTATTGTATGCAGGTAATTCTTCAGGATTGCCAGTTTGATTTCCAAATATAGAAGATATAGTAACCTTATCTGGAACTGATTGAATCTGAATGGATGGAATTATCTCCGTTGGTTTAATAAGCTCTACTCCATTTAAAGATGGCTTATTATTAATTGTAGAATAATCAGCAGAAATAGTGTTGTTATCAATTACTATACCATTACCTTGAATTAATATATCTTGTTTCCCAGAAGTAGCTTCAGTTATTTCGGCAGTTACTTCTTCTTTAGTTGGATAGTCAACAAGTTTCTCTGTAATTTGATTATCAACATCTTCAATGGAAGTAACTCCTAATTCTTTAGAAGTTATATTTCCATTTAATTCAACTCCATTTATTTCAGGTTTAAATTGAAGATCTTGATAGTTATTTGAGCCTAACTGAGAACCATCCATAACCTTAACTTCATCATCCTTGTCAATAACAATAACTTTAGTCACATTTGACTTATCTATTGTTTCGACTTCAAGGACATTAAGATAAGGAAGAATTGTCTTTTCAGTTTCGTTTGCCATATTATTTTCTATAAAATATAAATTATTAATTATGTGGTATATAAACAAAAAACAAGGGGCAAGTAAATTAATACTCGCCCCTCTTTCTGTTATTAAGCACCTACAACGCTTTGGATAGCTTCTGCAGATAACTCATAAGGATAAGAATCTGAATCTGTTGAAAGTGTCAGAGTATAAGCATTCTGATCACCTTTAGCAGTACCAGTAACACCCGTACCAGCGGAAGCGCTTACATAATCATCTTTACCTAAGAACCAATACTTACCATTACTGTCTTCAACAACAACTGCAAGCTGACCAATAGATAAAGCTGCAATCTCTACTCGTTTTGCTGTCTCCATCTTAGTAAATACAAGAGCAAGCTCATTACTTACATAATTAACACCAGCACTTTCATCTACATTTAAAGTTGAGGTTAGAGAACCAGTAGCCTTTCTAAATTGATAATTATACCATTTAGCAGAAGCTTCAAGAGTAATAGCCGAAATCATATTACTATCAGGATCAACCGTTACACTCTTAACATCTGAATACTGAGTAATCCAAACCTGTTTGATACCACCTAATGAAGGTTGGCAATCAAGTGTGATTCCTGCAATAGTTATTAAACAAGCCATATTTCAATTTATTTTAAAAGTTAATAAAATCTATTGAAATTAAGCCTTAGCGCCTAATACTACTTCATCAGGGAATGCAACTTGTACACCAGCGTTAAATTCAATAGCTAATCTGAACTCGCGGAAATCCTGTGAATACCACAATTCAAATTTCTCCTCATCATTTACCATATCTACTCCATAGAAGAAGTTCTTATCAAGCTGACCAGCTACGATCTTGTCAGTTCCATTAAGACCATTAACAGCAATTACTTTAACCTGTGAACCAGGAAGATAAATTTCACCATTAAGATTCTCACCACTATAATGATAGTAGTTCTTTGCAACTAATTCATTAACGAACTTACGGAAAGTATCAGCACCTACAAGGATAGAAGCACCTTCCAGAACCTTCTCAGGAATAGCGTTATAAACTGCCATAATGTCATCATAAGCAGATGCACCAGTAATTACTACATCAACTGTACCAGCATCATTTTTTAAGATCTTTAACAGACCATCAAAGTACTTCAGGTTATTAGTAACAGAAGTAGTATCACCCTGCCAGATTGCAATCTCTACAGCTTCTTTTACATTCTCAACAACAGCACTTACAAAATCCTCTTCAAAAGGAAGAGTCTTCTGACCAGCAGCTACTCGAATCTGATACTGAGTCCAATATTTAAGCATAGCTTTATCGCAATATGCCATATTGATCTTAATATTACCAGTCTTAAGGATTCTCTGAGAAAGAGTCTGAGTTCCAGCCTCATCCCAACCACAAGTAAGACCATCACCAAACTGAACATCAGTCGATAACAAGTTAAGAGCAGCATCAGTTTTAATATCTGATTGAAGATTGAACAAACTTGCACTCTTAGCTTTTAAAACAGCCTCTTTAATAAGAGGAAGACGTCTTTGCTCCACATAAGCAGGAAGCGTTGCCATTACAGGACTATTTGCCATAATTATTTAAAGTTTTATAAATTAACCAATAAAGTTTTTAAGCTTTCTATCTATCTCTGCTATTCCACTTATGGAAGCAGTTGTCTTATTTTCAAGTGTTTCTTCTGCTGAAAAAGCAGCACTCATCTTACTCATTTTTTCTACAGTTTTTTCAGTAGCTTCTGACTTTCCTTCAAGTTCAGCTACCTTCTTAACAAGCTTATCTACAATATCATAAAGCTCATTAATTTCGCGATGAATAGCGTCGATTGCATCAGTCTCAGTTTCTTTAACACCATCTGTTTCAACAGCAGGATCAGCAACTTCCTCAGCCTTTACTCTCTTAGTTCCACAAGCAGCATCAACCTCAACAGTTTTCATACCTTCATCTGGATCAACTTCAGCTTTTGGATCAGTAATGGACTCTACTTTACCGTCTTTAACAACAATAGTTTTGCCATCTTCGGTAACATACTCACCATCAGCAGCAGGTGCATATTCGCCAGTATCAGTATCCATTGTATATACACTCATACCTGCCCTTAGATCCTCATCCTCACTACCATCGTAAGTTAGAACTCCAGCACTAGTCTTAACATCGTTAAATTTTGCTAAGAGTTTACTAAGTTCGATTCTCAGTTTAGTTAATTTGTTCATACTTAAATTTAAAATTTTTATGATAGTTTTGTTTATTTTTGCAACATTTTATAATAGCACTATGATCAAAATTTCCGTTTCTTTCAGCGTCCATAGCAGATTTCCAAGTGCATATATAAGTATCATTAATATCTGTCATAATTATACGTTTACTTACTTTTTCTTTCTGCTGTTCAGTTTGTTTAGTTCCTAATCTACATTCTCTTAACTTTAATTTTGTTTCATCCTTTAATACTCTTCCAGACTGTTTTAAAGACATTTTGTGTTTAGATTCTTCACTGTGTTTAAATCCAGTATTAGAACCTCCACCTTCATTTAAATTATAACCATTATTTAATGTATCAAATAACTGAATATATTTAATTTCTGCATTATTTAGTTGTCTTTTCAATAATTCTGTAGAAGAACAACAAAAGATTTGAAGAATTTCCCATTTAAAGTTATTGAATTCATATTTCCTAATCGCTCTATGAAAATATGTAAGATTAGAACTGTATTTATGTTCATTCTTTCTTCTCAAGAAATTATTTGTTTGTCCTACATATTTATTGCCATTTATAAGATTTGTTGCTAGATATATAACTCCACTATACATTCTATTTAACTCTTTTTATCTTCTTAATCATATTAAGGATCTCTTTTATTTCGTCATATTCATCAGACTTTCTCTCTAAAGTAAATAAACCTTCAATAGAGAATCCTTTAAACTTGCCAGCTTTAATTGCATCCCATATAACAGGATTATTTACTTTATAAGTAGCAAATAATGAACCATCTGGACAATCAGCAAATTCAACTGGATTAATTCCTCTATCTATATCTTTAATATATAGTTCTTGAAGAATTATTCCAGGAATTACTGAATCTTCCAAATGTTCAATATTTACATCAGTAGTTCTCTTATCATACATCATTTTTTCAGCCATTAAACGGAGAGTTTCTTTATTATATTGAATATAGTATTCTCCATTTTTACTATCTCGTCTAAAAATAGGTGTGTCACATACCATTAAACAAGAAGTAACTATATGTTTTTCTTCATCCATCGAGAACTTCTGAGATTCCCCAAAAGCAAGCCAATTAACTTGGGTTGCAGGTTTACTGGTCAATGCTACAAATTCTATTCCATCACAATCATCAGCAATAATTGCTTGATATAATGGAAGATCATTATACATTTTTTCCATTTTTATTAATATATAAGCTATTTTAAAAATGTAATATTGTTACAATCTTTTATTTTTATATATTTATATACTACCAAATGTCAAGTTTTTTACTCAAATTTGTATCTAAGATAAATAAATTTTGACATAGCACTACTATATAAGCACTGATAATCAGCAACTTACATAGTAGTGTGTCAGAAATTTTACTCACTTTAGAAACTTGCATTTGATTCTGTAACTGCAACTTTAGTTTGAACACTGGTAATATCACTCTCAACTACATAACATTTAACAGGTTGATTCAATTCATCAGTCTCTTTATTGCCAAGTAAGTTTCGAGTATATTCTACAGGAGCAGTATTTAAAGCAGCAGGAGCAGTAGTTCCTGCATCACTTCCAGAACCTCCAGATGAAGGAAGCTGCTCATTCTGGATAGCCTTAACATTAGCAAGACCTGCAATAACTGCTGTAGCTGCTGCAATAGGTGCCAGAATAGGACCTACAAAAGGTATACCTACCATAGCTTTATATGCACCTTGGGCAGAACTGATAGTATCAATAATAGCTTGAGTAGTAGCTAATGCTTTATACACTTTAAATGATTTCTCCCTCTGTTTCTCAGATTTTTTATCATCACTAGCTTCTTGTTTAAATACATTAGCTAAAGCTCCACTTAAAGAAGAAGCTACATTCATAGTAGCTTGAATAGCTTGCTGCTTTTTAGCTTGTCTATCTTTAAATGCTTGCAGATCTGCTTCTCCTCTTGCATTAGCTGCTTCTGATAAAGCTATATCATTAGCATCCTGTTGCAATTTAATAGCTTGAGATTGATTAGCATATTCTTGTTCTGTTATTAACTTATTGTTATATTGCTCATCTAAGATAGCTTGCTGTTGAGACATCAATTCATTTTCTCTTGTAATCCTATCTTTAGTAAGATTATATAACTCTTTATTATAATCTACTGTAGCTTGATATTGCTTTTGAACATCTTTTCCAGATTGATAGAAATCCGTTGAACCAAATTGTTGAACTCTAGTTTCATAACTTCCAGATTTACCTGCAGATAATGCAGCCTCTTTATTTGCAAATAATTGAGATTCCCTATCTTGCATTTCTTGTAATGCAGATAATCTGTTTTCTAAGTCTTCCCTATAACTTTCATTATTATTATCTAACCACTCTTTATTATATGCATCATTTATTTGCTTTAATCTCTTTCTATATTCCTCAACTGTTATAAGCTCTTTATCTTTAGCTGTTTTAAGAGCATCTAATTGATTTTGATATTTGGTATTTAATTCATCTAACTCTCTAGCTTCATCATCTAATAGCAGTTTTCTATTCTCTTCATAGAAATCATTGATAACCTTCAGTAAATCAGCGTTACGTTTCTTTGCATCTTCAATATTCTTTAGATAGTTAGCCTTAGCCTCTTCTCTGGCTTTACGCTCTGCAGAGATTTCCATCAGTTTAGTCTTTTCATAAGCTTCAGCAGATTTTTGCATCAAATCATTTCGCTTCTCAAGATAAGTGTTATAAATACCAGAAGCTTTATCATAAGCTGCTTTTTGATCATCATTTAACTTACTTAAAAAGAAATCAACTTCATTTGAGCTAGTCTTTAATCTTCATTGTATAGCTTGTGAATACTCCTCCCAAGTGTCATATCCAGATTTCTTAAACTCTTTTCTGAAGTATTTATTACTCTTAAGTATATCTGTAAATGAATCATTATATGCTTTAGTTACACTTCCAAATTGCTGGAATAATTTAGCATCTAATTCACCTAATGCTTGAGCATAATCCTTTCAGATTTGTATTTCATTCTTTTTACCTTCAGCTAAATCTCTTTCTCTCTGTCTTTCTAATTCTGCAATTTCTGTATTAGCTTGTGCATAGTTAGTTCCTCATTGGTCTGTTATATCTTTTAAACCAGAAATACTAATTTCTAAATCATCAATTCCTGATGCTGCTTTAATTGCAAAATCTATTAACATACCAAGAGCTACAACTAAAGCTCCAATTCCTGTAGATATAATTGCAGACCGTAGCACACCCATTGCTACAGATAATCCTCCAGTTGCAGCCGTAGCACCACCCATTGCTACAGATAAGGCTTTAAATGATTTTACTCCATTAAGAATACCTTCACCTAAACCTTTTAATCCTCCAATTCCTTGAACTATAGCAATTGCTGCTTGCAATTTAACCATAGTTTTTTGAAGATTCTCTGTATCTTTTCCAAATAAAGTGAATGCTGCACTAACAGCTGAAACTCCTCCAGCTAAACCTCCTGCTACTTGATTGATACTGTCAAACGCCTTAACTGCATTTACAGTTTTACCTTGCATAGATTCTGTAGCAACACCTAACTTATTTTGAACATTAACAAGTTCTTCAAGTTTTTTAGTATAGTCAGTACTACCAATCTCAAGATCTTCCAGTTCAGCCGTCAAGCCAGCTACTTCTTCTCGTAGCTGCTTGATCGACTTTGAACTAGTTTTAGTATCTATACTAATTACTTTTTTAATTTCTTCAGCCATATTAGTTTATAGTTACATTTTTAACAGTATCTTCTGTTAGTGTTAAATTCTCTGTATATTTAACTGTTCCTGTAGGTCCATCAGTCACTTCGAATTTAAACTGAACACCTTTTTGAGCATATATTCTATAATTTCCATTATCCCGCATATAAGCCACATTCAAGAAGTTATCGTTTTCTGTAAGTATCTGATTTACCCCAGTTGGTATAGTGCCACTTGGAGTTTCTAATTTGCCTGTAATAAGAACAGCTTTATTTGGATCTGGAGTTTGAGTAAACATACATTTAGGACCATCTATGCCTCCTTGTTTATAAAGACTAAAGTAGAAACTTCTTTGGTCATATTTAGTATTCTCATTATAAGTAACTGTTAATTCTGTTTCTCCAGGTTGCCCAGATTCAGGTGTAATGCTTACAATTTCATTTGGACTATATCATCCTAATTCCCAAGGAATATTAGAAGTAACTGTAATCTTTTTAGTTCCAGCTTTATAATCTACAACTGGATCTGAATCGTCAAATGATATATACTCACCTAAATTTTGAATTCCAGCTAAATAACTATTAATATCTTGAACTTTAATAAATTCACATCTAACAGTAGAATCTGAATTAATATCATAAGCATCTATCTTATTAAGTACCCAGTATGAATCTTCAAAATAATAGAATTGTCTAAGTAAATCATATTTAACATCTAAATCATCTAATCTTACAAAGCAGGTGACTTTTTTAGTATTTACATCAAATTGATCATTATAAAATTTACTCCAGAATTGGTGATATAAAGTAGATGTCTCAGTATATGTTATATCATCAATATATATCTCTTTAGGTAATCCAAAATCTCAAGAAGATATAACATTATAGTCTGATAACATATATCTGGTAAACTGAGGTAATGAAGTCTTCTTTATTGCAATCTTCTTACCAGCTATGTCCCTCTCACTATTAGTATATAAATAGCACATCTTCTGATCATTTAATACATTCATTTCTAGAAGATCATCTGTAATCCAGTAGTTTATAGGGTTTCCATCAACATCATTTAATGAAATATTACCATTATAAAATACTAAGGATGATGTAATATCCTCTAATGTTTCCTCGTCTCCATCTACAGAAAAGAACATATTTTTAGCAAATATATCATTGCCAGGAATCTTATATCATTCTGTAGTCTTACTTGGATCTATAAAGTTAACTCCATATAAATCCTGACTTCCAGATTTGATATCAGATGCTAAACCACTAAATAGATTATATGTGATATTATCATTCATAAATGCAGGAACATAAGAACCAGTTGAATTATAGAAATTCCTGTAATACTTACTTCTCCATCTAGCTGAGATGATGTTATCATAGATATTATCACTATATAAATCAGTAGTTTCTGAATTAAAGTTATAACCAGTATTTAATCTTTGCTGTCCATATAATTGACTATAATCTTTATTGTATTTCTTATAATAATAAGTCTCTGGACCTTCAGAACTCATCTTATAGAATTTCTTATCAAATAATATTGGATTTACATTGAAATCTTTAGAATAGTCTATTCTCTTACTCCAATCTGAAATTATATTCTTAAAAAAGTTATTTCTAGTATATATTCTAATTGTTTTACTGTCAATATCTTTTGTAAAATACAATCCAAATAGTTTTGCATAGCTTAGAAGATAATCAGCAGGAGATTGTTCTGTCTTTAATAATAAACTCTTAGTTAATAGAGCATTACTCTGTAATGTGTCTGTAGATATTATAAACTCAATAGGAGATGTAAAACTAACTGATATGTTTCCTTTTGGAATAGTTGAAAAGTCTTCACCTCTCTCGTATGTTTCACTTAATAATCCAGTAGGAGATACTGTATTACCTGTATCCCATATAACATTCAGTTTAATCTTTATATAATCAATCGGAATCTTGAAATCATCAATATTAATATGAAAGAGATTAGTCTTGGAATTTACATCATAAAATTGTCCGTTCTCAAAATATCCAAAGTGATTCACTCCATCACTTATAGGATTAGAATAATTTCCACTATTAGTAAATCTATGAATCTCTGAAGTATATATAACTTGATCATATGTATTAGTTATAGATAACCATACATTAGCATATCCTTTATATGCTGAATAAAAAGGAGGTACTGATGAACTAAAATACCTTCTAAATCCGAAGTAATATCTATTAGCTATATTTCCAGCTGTCCTACTAAAATTCAAATTAAAGGAGAATGTTGTAGAGAGGCTCCTTCTAAATCCAGCTTCAGTCAAATCAATAACTCCAGATGAATATTTAATAGTAGAAGATGTTATATCCAACTGTAAAGGACTTAAAACAAACCCTTGATAATTAATACCAACATCATAGTTATATGTTCCATCTTTAACTAGAATTCCAGATTCCGCAGTAGATTCAGCATCTCCAACTAAATTAGACAATAGAGGAAGAGCTATGAATGACTTACTCCAATAAGGATTAGAATTATTAAAGAAACTATCATCAAATATCACATCATATCCAGAATTCTCCTTTCTACAGATCGTTTCTATTAACTTACTTAATTTTAAAGCTGGCCTTTGCATATAACTTCTAAGATCTCTTATCTCCCATTCTGTATATGCTCTATTTAAATTAGCTAATCCGTATCCATTATATGGAGTATACGTAGTCCCTGATTCAGTTATAGATTTTGGAAATAAACTATCTCCATTAGTATTTATTAGACAAGTCTCATTATCAAAATCTTCAGGTAATCCATTATATGAAGGTATAAATGTTATATAGTCATATATCTGACTTCCATCTATAGACTTATTTCAATCAAAACAAGTATTTACAAAGTCCTTATTAATAGAGAAATTCATCTCCTTCTCAGAAGGTAATACATTCCCATCTTCATCTGTTATGAAGTACTGCAATTCCGATAATGTTCTAATAGTGCCATCTTCTTTATATTTAAGTCCATAGAAGAAATCTCCTAATCCTCCATATAAAGTAATATTATAAGTAATGACAGCTTGTTTTATAGATATGCTATTTAATTGCATATATCCAGATTCAACTAAATAGCCATTATTATAAATTCCAAAATCAACTCGTTTTGAAGGATCAAAATATACTCCAGAGAAATTACCTTCTTTTATATGGAGAAATCTATCTAATTTATAAATCTCTCCAAAAATCTTATTATTGTTTTTGTCTCCTGGAATGCTTATAGTCTTACTGAATGAATTTTTTACTATTGTTGGATTCTGAAAATCTTCTACAGTATAAGTCATTGGTAACGATATGCCTTCAGAACAATGTACTTCTTTTCCTGCAATAAATAATTTAATATTCTTTCTCATAATTATTTACGATAAGTAGCTTGAGAAGCTTCCACATTAATTGTATAATAGAACTTGTTTTTACCTTGATTAGTATAAGTTTTATATTCGCAATTTGTATCAGTAATCAATACTGGAGTAATAGTATTATCTTTAAGATTATGCAAATATACTTTAGTACTTTCAATTAAATTAAACATCTTAGAAGCTTGAATATCATTTAAATAACCAGTATAAAGAATCCAGCTTGAAGTTATAGTATTTAAATACTTATTCCTTGCAAATTCTTGAGATGTATTTAATACTTTGCGAGTATATGTTTCAGATTTAATCTCATCAGTCTTTCTAACATTACCCTCAACAAGTAATGAATCCCATCCTCCTGCTGAATTAGTATAATATAATACATAACCTTTACCTGTGGTATCTATATCATATCTAATCTGTCTATCACTAATATTTCCGTCTTCTACAAATCCTACTATTAAATAGCTCCCACAAGGCCATAGTTTATTGCTTAAATCTTCTGTATATGTATATCCATTAATTCCAGAATTTAAACTAATATCCATAGCAGTTTGTACTCCATCTACATAAAAAAATCTATTAATTACTCCAGTTCCAGTTGGTAGAATTCAACTTGATACTAAATATTGTCTTGGATCAACTAAACCAGTAATAGGATCACTTAACATAGTACCTTTAGTCAAATCTCTATCTTTATAACTCCAATCATTGAAAAAAGTAATTGGTTTTTCATTTCCAGATGATGTTATTAATGTAAATGGTTTTAAATATTCTGGAGATACTATTGTCTTTGAAGTATTAAATATAATTCCATTAGATAGATAATTTTCAGCAACATTATTTAATAAAAACTCTACTCTATCAGTTTCTGGATATTTATAAGCTTTGCCAGCATATACCATATCCCCTGCATAATCTAAATGATATTCAATAAAATCTGAACTGGTTATCTCATTCCAAACATAATCTTTCCAAATTGGAGATATATCAGACTTAACTGATTGGATAATATTAATAGATAAATTAATAATACTTGAACTATTCTTTATAACAGATACTCCAATAGTTGCTTTTCTGGAAGATAATCCAGAATTTTCTGCAATATTTAAGCTAATAGTTGCTACACCTTGAGAATTTACAGATAACTTCTGTCCACTAATCCAACCTACAGGAATGCTAAATACAACATCATCTAAGTTATTAGAACCTGTTCCCATAATATTTAATGTAGATGCAGTCCAATTTACTTCATAATTAGTATTAGGAATCACCAAAGAAGTTGCAGCTTGTTTAATTGGAACTGTAGCTTCAAGGTTATAACCCCCAGAAGTTGTTGCAGTAACCATTGCACTAAACTCCAAATTATTAGTAGTTTTATTCTCTGGAACAGTTAATACAAAATAGTTATCAACACTATCCTTTTTAATATTACTAGCTTGAGGACAGGTAACATTAAATGAAGTAATAGTTTCTTCTGCTTTAGTTGTACTTAAATGAAATTCTTCAGTAACAAAAGCAGCTGCTCCATAAGTTCCAGAAGAAGGAGTTACTACCAATTTTAAATCTTCAGGAGTATTACTCTTTTCAATCTTAAAGTCATAACTATAACTAATAAGTTTATTAGTATCATAATAAGCCCCTAATTGGATAGTTGCAGTTAAATTAGTATTTCATTGAGTATTAGCTCTTACTGTAACTTTAAACTTAATAGAGCAAGAATCTCAATCCAGAACTTCCATATTAACTAAAGCTGTAGCATTAACAACTGCTGCATCTCATTTAATAATATCTGATCTATTTAATATATACTCTACTGTATATTCTCCACCAGTATTTGGTACTTTAATGGTGCCATTAGCAGGATAATATCCAGGAGCTTTACTATGTAAATTAATTGGTAAATCTTCCCCTAATAAAGCAGTAGTAATACCTCTAGGATAAAAATGAAATACAGTAGAAGAATCAGTAGTTATTGTTGTAGGAGATAAAAATTGTATTGTACATCCTTCTTTACTTGGATCCTGTATAGTTACATTTAAAGGCCCTTCTTCAGTATAATCATCTCCCCAAGTCCAATAATCATATTCTCCAGTAATTCCCCATCCAGGATTATTCCATTTAACAGGAAAACTCCTTGATGCATTATATATTCCTAATTTACTTGGTATAAATGCCATTTTTAAAAGTTTTTAAATACATTATCAACTTGTGTTTCTAAATCTTTTGTAATTGCATCATCTAATAACATATAAGCATCTAACTCGGTTAAAGATTCTTCAAGCAGATGTTTTCCATCAATTCCTCTTTTAGAAATTTTTCTTGCTATTAAATATGCTAACTGATCAATAGTTGGAAGCGACCCGTTATATGGACGAGGTAATACAGGCTTAGTTTGTATTCACCTTTTTATATCACTGATAGGAGGAAACTTTCCTGCATTTCTGCCTTCCTCAACATACTTCCAATAATCTTGTATTTGTAAACTAACTTCATATACTTCATCTTGATCTTCAACTATATAATTAAGTGTATTACCAAGAGTTCCTGTATCATCTGAACCAGTTTGTAGTAATTTCTGCCTATATATAGAAAGTAATTGTTCTCCATATTGTTTTAAGACAGCTTCTAAATTGGGAAAATCCAAAACTTGATTTGCCATTTTTACTAAAATATATCATTCTCATATTGAGTATCTAAACACAAATAGGGAGATTTACTCCCTATTTAAGTGTCAAGTTTTTTACTCACTTTTAGTAGTTAAAATAAATAAATCTTGACATTTTAGTGTTTAGCTTTTCAAAGATCTATTTGTCTTTTTTCTTCTTTCCCTTTATCAAGTAAGTAGCAAATAATATTCAAAAACTCTTGAATCTGCATATCATATACTTGATGTCAATTTAACCTTGTTACTTCGCTAACTCTATCTATTCAACAAATCCAGTTCCATTTTTGACTAAATTCAGAGTTTGTCTCGCCTGAACTATCCTCTTCCGTAATTGATACTTCTTTACTGGATCTTTCTCCTTTTTCATCAATTTCTTCATCTCCCGCATTGAAGAGATTAGGGTAGCTACTGTTAAGCTCTCTAATAATTTGCAAAAAAAAAC